CACCCAGTTGTCACTGGCATCGTTGAACAATTCATATAACATTCCATCGGAACCACTTACTAAAAGTAACTTAGTACCATCGGTATCCTCTACCTCAGCAGCAGCAAGGAAGTCTAGGTTAGCAGCGGCGGGAGTATTGATTGTTGTCCACCACCCGCTCTTTACGTCATCAAGACCGTATTGGTACATATATATGGAGTCATAGACTCCGGCCCCGTTGGGGTTGAATTGAAGAAGTGCATTTTTTCTAGAGAAATGGACGGTATGAATGAACTCAATATTGGCTTTATTTATATCGTCGTCATATTTATCTCTAATTGGTTCACTGATCTTCTTTGTATCGCTAAGGTCGAATAGGCGCATACAATCTCTATCAACTGACCAACCAACCATTCGGGCTGTCCCCACTGCCCTACGACCGACGTTCCCCATGCCGTCGATGATCTTGTCCACTGCGAAGTCGGGGTTATCTCCAAGAACCTGCCACTTACCGGTCTCGGTCTCCACAACCATGCCAGAGTAGGTTTCATAAATTCCTGTGATCTTGGCATCAAGTTCAAAAGTGTTAATTAGGGGTACGGACTCTGCTAGGGTGTCATTAGAGAAATAAAGAGTATTTGGGTTTAGAGGATCGCCAGCCAAGAAGACGGTCTTTTTCCATACCTTGACAATACCACATTTTGGGGGTGGAGAGTTATCAGAAGAAAAGTCTCCTGCCTGTGGAGCGGTAATAACGCTTAGAGAAGTATCTCCTACGATATCTGCATAGGTGGTAGAAATGTTATCGGATACTGTGGCTAGTAGGAGCCAAACAGTACCGCCAGCAACTGTTCTATAAATCCTTCTTGATACCACGTTAGGATCATTTGAAATAGGCAGAGCAGTTAAGTTAGCTGTTTTATTTGCTGAGGTTGTTGTTATAGCCGCGGACACCGGACCAACGTTAGATTCATTTCCGTACTTGTTTATGAAACTTACCTTATAGGTATATGCCCCAACACCCATGCTACCACCAGTCGCTACAGTACCTGCAACCGTGCCTTGGTCGCTGGCGACTAGGTGAGAGAAACGAACACCAGTTATTAGAGTAGAAGCTGCATTAGCATTTATTGTAAACTTAATAGTATTGATTGTCCCAGTAAACGCTCCGCTAGAACCCCCAACCGTACCCGTAGGCGCAGCCACGAAACTACACATCAAGTGGTTCCAACCCTCTACAAGCTGTCCGATCTTAAAATAGTATTCATAGTAATTGGTAGTGGGTTCGTAAGGAGCCGTGCCGGTATCAGAGCTAAATCTTAATGTGATCGCTTGGTTTGCAGCGACCGTAGTTTGCTGAAAATTCTTAAGCTGTCCACGAGGAATAAAAACATATACTCCAACACGATCTGCAACGACAGTATTAGGAGCAAAAGAAGTAGTAATTGCGCCAATAAGGCTAGCATCGACGGCTCCAGTTCCAGTTTTGTCTAGTTTAACCGCAGTTCCATCCCATGTAGTTGTTGTCTCTAATGCAATAACCCCTTGAGCAGTAGCACCAAAATTAGAAATAGAAGACCAATTCTCTACTACTTTTCCTTGTGCTGCGGTAGTTCCATCTTCTTGAGATCCGGGGGGAACAACACCCCATCGAGTAACCTCAAGACCATCATACTTAATCATGTCATTACCAACCCCAACTCGGTCTGGGTCTTGGTTTGTAATCAATAGAAACTTATCCATGATATCTGATGTATAGTAGAGACCAGAGGTTTGACCTGTTTTTAGTGAGGTAAGCGCCCCAGTAGAAAGATTAACTTTCTGAATGGTTGTTCCGGCAGCTATTAGAGTATGACGCAAGATTTGGCCGTCCAGATCCGATTCTTTATAGAATCCAATCCACGATATCGGCTTAGTAACATTGCTTTCTTTATATATAGTAGAGAGGATTCTACGGTTGCCTTTTAATTTTGATGCAGCTCCGTAGTATCGGAACAGGTTTACGTTCTCTGCAACGTCTAACTGTTCTGGGTTTAACACGTCCGGGGAGGACTTAGTATAGATGCCCTGGAAGTTCTTTAGATCCAGTTGTACTAGAGATAGTCGTTCGGCCATTTAGCTGTCTCTGTAGTGGCCTTGGAAAGGCGAAATCTCTTGCCGTCTAATAACTCTGCTATCAATAAACCGTTCAAAGTCATTTTCCCACTCAGAACGGTTTCTAAGCAAAGCTCTAGTAAGCCCCTGCCCTGCTGCTTCCATCATGTCTTCTGCGTCTAAGGCCGTGCAGGCAGCATCTAAAACCACAAGCTCATCGAATAGCATAGGGAAATCGGGATGCATACTGTCCCCATCTGCCTCTAACTCAGTAGGGATAGCAATGTACTCCATCCTCAGACCGCCAGTGACCGCCTCATTTGGTGCGGGCTCTAATACTACTCCACTTCCTCTAGGACGATAATTACAAGTGTAATTGTCTCCACCAGCCGAGGGTATACCATTGGTTTCTTCATGTCTTTCAAATGCCCGAATGGGCACAGTCATCCCATTAGACCTGACCAACTCAAGCTTTTGCATTCGTTGGAAGCCTGAAGGGAAGGCGTAGAAGGCTTGGGAAGCAACAAGATCCCTGGTAGCGACGGAGCAAAAGAAGCCTTCGAAAGCCATAATTAGCTGGGAGCACCGTCGTCTATAACAGCTATTGAATATTTGATTTAAGAATGCATCCGTCCAGTAAGAACTGCTAGAGTTTGTTTCTTGTAAATACCTACGTGTTCTTGTTCTATAGTTTACTAAAGTACCAGTAAGTTCAGCCATTTACTTACCTGCTGTGGTTATGAGTCCACCTTCTTCGTCCGTAATAGGTCTAACTATCTTGGTTCTGTTACCTTGGCCCCTATAACTCGTGATAATCTCGCGGGTGGGGTTCGTAGGCTTAACGATATTATGGTCGAAATTGTCCATCGCCTTCTTCATTAGCCATCGGTTCTCATCCTGCACAAGACTAAACAATTCCTTTTGGTCTTTCTGCTTCTCTTCCTGTAACCGCTCTTGGTCTTCTCTAGTCCTACGATTCCACTTAATGTCACCGTACTTATCTCTAAAACGACCTTGGAAGTTTAGTCTGCGAAGTACTAGACTTAGCCAAGACTCTTCTTTACAATCAATAGGAATAACATGACACCAACCGTAAGGATCGGATAATCGCCATACATGCCATTTTCCTTCTTGTAAGGGGGCACCGTCATTGTCTTTCAGAATCCAACCCCACACCTCTTCGCCGTGTTCTTGATGAATGTTGAATCTCGGGTCATCCAGAGCCCCCGTGTAAACATTCATAACATCGTCCCAAAGGACTTTGTACGGATGCCAAACTAGAAACAATTTAGAATCAATAGCTTGTAGCCCATCTGAAAACCAGCTTGGGAGATCAATTCCCGGTCTGAATTTACGATGGGCTACGTTACTCGGCCTACAAAGTTTAGGTAACTTCATTTCTCCTCCCAGAGAATCTAGAATCCAAATACAATCAAAGTTCCAACAGCACCCGATAATGAAGTCTGTGTTACTGTAATTGTTTTACCAGATACCGCAGCCGCAGGAGGCGTGGTTGAAGCTGCATTATCAGTTGTAATTACACAGTTAGATGGACTTGCAAGATTTGAGGTAACAGTATCCCCCGTTGCAAGTGAGGATAGGAACATTACTTCCATCTTGATTGGCCCTAGGGCAGTAATATATCGTTTGTCAACAGTAGCCATTTATTTCTCCTTACTCTTTTTATAGGGCTTCTGTACAGCCGCCCTACATCGAGCACAATATTTCGGAATCTTTGTTCTAATCGACTTTCGTTCTATTGGAATCCCGCAACTTTCACACCTAAGTTGCATAGACTATGTTAGATCCGGCGCGGAAGCATCATCACCAATAGCCAAGAACCTAATCACTGCATCTTCCGTGCTAGAGTTCTGAGTAGTGCCTGTGGTATTTACAAGCATTTTTGAGCTGCTTCTAATGTACCCAACAACACCGATAGTTGCCGCAGCAGGAACTGTTGCATTGTTATTAAAAGATTCCGCATTGAAAAAGATTTCATCTATAGTTACAAGACCAATGTCACATGGGCGAACCACTTCGCCACCCGTAGTATAGGAAGTAACATTAATTCTTCCTGCTACCATGACCTTGCCGTTTACTGCCACTCCGCTCTGGTCTCTACCCCCAATTGCAAGTGGACTTCTGAATGTTGTAGTAATATTGTAAGCCATCTTTAAAGTCTCCTTAGCTTATGTTAGTATTGGAGCACCGGCACTGTCACCGATGGCAAGAAAACCAACAACCGCATCCTCACCACTGGTTACTTCAGTAGTGCCTGTAGTATTTACAATCATCTTATTCAAGGTCCTGTTGAACCCAGCAAGACCAATTGTTGCAGCAGCGGGTACCGTTGCGGCATCATTCAGAGTCCGCACATTGAAAAGAAGTTGGTCTATAGTTTCTAGACCAAAATCCTGAGGATTTACTGTCTCCCCTCCGGTAGTATAGGATGTAACATTAATTACACCAAAAATTAAAGTCTTGTTCTGGACTGCTGCCCCAGTAGATGACTTTCCCCCTGCTAGAAGAGGGCTTCTATAAGTAGTTGTGACATTGTATGCCATTTCAGCTTCTCCTTAAATCAAGTCTGGCGCGGCGTTTGAATCGCCAACAGCTAGGAATCTAATTACCGCAGCCTGAGAGGTCGAATTTGCTGTAGTGGCGTTAGAGATAACCACGACTCTTTGAGCCGTTCTATCATAGTTTGCCCACCCAGGCGTTGCCGCAGCAAATTCTGTAGCTGCGTTATTTACAGACTCTACGTTGAAAAAGATCTGGTCTATAACATCAAGACCAAACTCTAGGGGAGTAATAACCTCTCCGCTGGAAGTGTAGGAGCTAATATTTATTCGGCCTCCTACAAGCCTCTTGCCATTCATTGCCACACCGGATGCGTTTCTTCCGCTACCGGGAAGCAGAGTTTTATAGTTAATTCTAACTGAGTGTGCCATTTGCTATCTCCTTAAATTACTTGCCTGCCTCGGAAGCGGCCTTTACAATTTCAACCATAAAACCGTCGATTGCGGTATTGGTCGCGTCCTTTACTTTAGGATCTTTTATCTGCGTGGTCTTGCTCTTAGCTCGGGCTGCTGCTAAATTTAGCATGGACCCAAACAATGATAGCATAGGACCTTTAAACAAGGTGAGCAAAATTGCTTGCATTGTTTAAAGACTGGTATTCTTGAGGTTTGTGTGTCTAGACGCAATCAAGAATTCAGTTCCAGCAGCAGTGCCGTCAATATTAGCAATTTCGCTTGCAGTCACTGCGGCAGCACCGACAGCTCTACCTTGAGATCCAACATAAAAAGACGTAGCACTTAGAATAGTTTGCGCCGTAGTATACAAAATACGAGCATCTACTGCTTTGCTGGGAAGGACTACATAGTTATCATTTATATCAAGAGCTTTCACTCTAGTAAGAGCAACTACATGCCCGTCTGTCATATCTACTAATTTTTGTTCCGTAGGAATCATCTTAGCCATTGTTTAGCTCCTTATCGAAGTGATGCAGGGTTACCGGCATGTAGGGTTACAAGGAACATTTCATGGCCGTATGAACCCGCCCCACCTGCACCAATAGTTGCGGTAGTTCCTGAGAATGTTGGGGAAGTTGTAGGTGCGGTTGATCCTGTCTTTACCATTATTTCACCTGTGATTACTCCACCGGGAATGGTAAGAGTATTCGAGGTAGCATTTTCCTGCTGGAATGTGCTAACAACGATACTATAGCCAGTCTTAAGATCAAGAATGTGCTGGTTTCGTACTTGAAGGGCTAGTGCCATTTTTCTCTCCTTACTCTAGATTAATCTAAAGCTGAAATTTTTATGAAAGAGGGGTAGACCCTGTTGAGTCTACCCCTGTTTCAATACTGTCTCCTTGTCGGGATTTAGATCTAAACCTTTGCTAGGGCCGAACGTGCAGCCGCTGCTAGGAGAAGGGGAAGGTCCTTAGTTACCTGTGCCATTACTCCTGAGGGGTCTGCCATATAGTTCATTACTGCCCAAGCCACTAACACGATATATACTTTCTTGCCTTGAAGCTTATCTGACACTGACTTCAGCATATATACTCCTAAAAAAAGAGGGTAGGGGGAGAGGTGACCCTCCCCCTACTCTAACCTACTCTAGTAGGTGGGTGACGTTAGACCTGTGATCTTCGCGGTCTGGTTGATGAAGCGTGCGACGTTTTCGCCGTAGTACTTCATTAGGACCGTGAATGCGTCCTGGCCTGGTACCCAAGCCATGTTCACGCGCTCGTCAATCGAGAGGGGTCGAACAACCCCGCGCTCAACTGCCGCCTGGTTCATCATATAAACCACGGACGGATCACATGCCCATGAGATTAGCCAAGGCCGACCTTCGAAGGTCGTTAGCTCTTGTTGAGCACCAAGCTCTAGTCTCATGTCATTAAACCGGCGGAAGGGAAGAGCAAGCTCTGTATAGCGGTCGTACTGCTCCCAGTTGGAGATCATTACGAAGCCGTCCAGTGTCTGCACGTCCGTCTCGACCATTAGCTGCTTGCGGAGGCGACGTAGCATCGACTCGTCAAGAGCTGTGGTCCCTGCCGCAATTACCTTAGACTGTAGAACAGGATAGGTTGAGCGGCTGAGATTATAGAGAGTGCCGGTGTTGTTTACGATAGCAGGAAGGCCAATAGCCGTTGTTTCCTGTGGTGCAGCAGCTTCTGACTGCTCACCGCTGACATAAATACCGTCACTGAGGTTAACTGATACCGAAGCCGAAAGTCCAATTACCTGAGAAGCAGCAGTCGAGCTGATGGTTCTGGAAGTAACTGTGACCGGCCCACCAGTCCGAAGACCTGTGGTTGTATTAAGGAATACAATCACCTGCCCTGTTCGGAAAGGACGAGCATCGTCTACGGAGATCGAGGTCCCTGAAGTGCTGTTTGTAGTTACTAGAGCTAGGCGGCCTGTGCCGTCCCCACGAACATAAGTAACTTCAAAGTTAGCGCCCGCGCGCTTCACTGCACTTGAGATTGCATCTGTAATACCAGATGCGAAGGCATCTTCCCCGCCCTTGCGGGAAACAGCCTCGGCTAGACCCGAGAAGGTCACTACATGGTAGTACTTCTTGGGACGAACGCGAGCCTGCTTGATGCGCTCATTGCCAGCCGAAGGTAGCGTGTTGTCATCTGTCCCACGCCAGCCACCGCCCGACTCGTTACCGTCGATCCGCACTGGGAAATAGGCGCCATCGCCTGAAG